GGTGTTGCCGTCGTGGTCGAGGCGCACGGAGGTGGCGCCGATGGTGACCGTCATGGCGCATACGGGGTCGACGGCCTCCACCGGAGCCTCGGTGGCAGGGTGTTCGGACACGGAGCCGGCCGCCCCACCGCCGCCGCCGGCCCAGCACTCGGCGGTGACCAGGGTGACGCCGGTGGGCACCGTGTAGGTACCGCTGGCGGTGAAGACCTGGGTCGCCACCGGGGCCTACGACTCTCGGAGCGGGTTCACCGTCATTCGGCTGTCACGAGGGGACTCGATCAGAACTGGAGATCGATGGTGAAGGCGATCGAGTCCCCGCTGACCAGGGGGATGGCCGTGAAGAGGGCGCGGACGATCATGATGCCGACGGTGACGGTCTCGAACAGCCCCACCTCGGCGATCGACTGGGTCTGGGTGGACACGATGGTGCCGATGACCCGGAAGAGGGCGGCCGACGGCGAGGTCATGGCTCCCGAGGTGCGGGCCTCGGAGGAGGGGGTGATGAGGGCGGTCTGCGCGGCGGACTCGGCGGTGGTCCCGGTGCCCCAGGCGATGAACTGGGCGACGTTGGTGTTGGTGCCGCGCAACTTGTCTGCCAGGTACTGCTTGCCTGCGGTCTGGAGTGTGGCCATCAGTCCGCCGCCGCTTCGGGCGCCAGTTCCACCACGGAGATCACGCCGAGGTCCTCGACGCTGCCGTCGGCCCGGGTGACCACCGCCGAGATGGTGCCGGTGACCGGGGCGGGCGCCGACCAGGTCGAGGGGGCTACGGGCCTTGCGTCGTCGTCCACCCCGATGACGGTAGGGAGGGAGCGGGATCAGGCGGGGGAGGTCAGTACCGGATGTAGGCGTTGAGGGCGATGTAGGGCGGCAGGTTCTGGTGGGCGCCACCGCCGCCGGTGCTGTTGGTGACCGGCACGGGCGAGGCCAGGCCGCTATCGGGGTTGGCCCCCTCGGCGATCCCGCCGATGCCGCTGTGGGTGTGGGAGGTGGTGCCGGAGTAGCGGGTGGCGCCCTCGCTGTGGGTGTGCGACGGCATCTCCGAACTGGACAGGGCGACGGTGCGGGCCCCACCGGTGGCGCCGAGGGAGTCGGTGCCGGCGCCGATGACCATGCGGCTGGCGATGTTGGGGAGGTTGAACGAGCTGCCCGAGCCGCCGTAGGTGTAGCCGATGACGGCGAAGAGCCCGGCGAAGCCCGTAGTGGAGGCCGAGGCCCCGTTGCAGAGCGCCCACGATCCCGGCGGCGCCGCCGTCCCCGCGTGCCATGTCACCATGCCCACGAAGCCCCACGTCGAGGCCGCCGGCTGCCAGCGGCCGATAGCGGCGCTGTAGGTGAGCACCGAGGCGTCGGGGACGACCTGGCCGGAGACATCGGCGAGGTCGAACAGGCCCGGGGCGGGCGGCTTCTGCACCCGGGTCAGGTTCTCCAGGCGCGTCTCCAGATCGGAGATACGCCGGGCGATGTCGGGGGGCAGCGACGCCTCGGCCATCAGCTCACGCCACCACGTTGAGGACCACGTCGATGGTCTCCTCGGCCGGGTGCAGGGTCATCTTGACCACCCGGCGCAGGTCGTTCTCCTGGATGGCCCCGTAGTTCATGCGCACCGGCACCACGTCGCCGACGCTCAGCGGCCCGCCCGGCTGGGAGGTGTCGAGCAGCCCGGCGGCCCGCACCGTCAGGGTGGGCACGATCACCGGGGCACGTAGCTGGCGCTCGGCGGTGACGGCGGCGTCGATGAGGCCCTGGCCGTCGACCTCCTGGGCCGGGGCGGTGACCAGCTCATACTGCACGCCGCCGAGGGTGGTGGGGCTCGGCCCGCCGGCCTGGCCGACCTCCTTGGTGTTGCCGCTGGCCCGGCCCACCACCGTCACGTCGTTGGCCGCCTGGCGGCCGTCGACGTCGTAGGTGAAGGTGGTGATGTTGCGGCCCAGCTCCAGGGCCAGGGCCCGCTTGATCGAGCCCTTGCGGGGCACGTAGGGGGTCAGGCCCCGCGACGTCCCCGCCGCGTTCCAGGTGATCTCGAAATCCGCCTTGTCCCGCTTGACCACCTCCAGCATGGCCTCGTAGATGTTGCCCCGGTTCTCGTGGTCCCAGGGGTTGTTGGCGGCCAGGTTCCCGGCCGGGGTCAGCGACGGGTAGAAGGTCATGCCCAGGGAGGACTTGAGCACCGGCGCCCCCCACCACGCCGTGTTCGTCCCCGAGCCGCCGGAGCTGTTGCCGGCGCCGTAGTCGAAGACCCGGCGCAGGTAGGCGTCGACCCAGTCCTCGCCCTCCAGCGCCCCGGTCTTCTGCTCGTAGGTGTAGCGCACGGCGTCGTAGTAGATCGACCCGGTGGTGGGGCAGAACAGCCCGATGGAGACGGTGCCGGTGGCGGTGGTGGGCAGCACGAGCTGCGTCTCGAGGCGGATCCACCGGCTCTGGGGCAGGTTGGCGTTGATGAGCGACCACTGCCCGGTCGGCGGGACGGGGGAGTTGTACTGGATCTCCACGCCGCGGTCCTCGATCGGCGGGATGCTCATGCCCTCGATCCACGCCCAGGCGCTCAGCGTCAGGGTCAGGTACTCACTGCGCGCCGGGGTGGGAAGCGCCAGGCTGCCCTGCTGGATGTAATAGGCCTTGGTGGCGTCCCCGCCCCCGGTCAGCTTGATGCACTGGTTGCCGGTGTAGTGCCGCGTCGTGCTGGCCGCCACCGTGGGCGAGCCGTACTGGATGCCCTGGGCCGGCGAGGAGGCCGTCCATCCGCTCAGCACCGGGATGGCCTCGAAGCTGGGGTTGGCCAGGAGCTGGGGCATGGCGTTGGAGTAGACGGGGCCGAAGTACCGGCGGGCGAAGTGGTAGAGCAGGCCGTAGGCGATGAACTCGATGGAGGCGGTGTCGGCCCGGCAGGCGACGGGCACGCCCCAGAAGACCAGCACGCCGTTACGCCATATCTGCACCTCGGACTGCAGGAGCAGGGTCTTGGCCGTCGCCGCCTGGGGGTCGAGCACCGACATGCGGTAGACGGCCTCGCCGGGGGCGTTCAGCTCCCAGGTGATGTGATCGACACGCGCCGCGGCGCCCACCAGCTCGGCGATGGGGGCGCCGCCCCGGCTGACCAGCACCACCCGGTAGGAGTTGTTGAGGCCGACGCCGACGACGACGGCCCCCCCGCCCCCGCCGCTGAAATCGCTCATCCGTACGCCGCGTAGTGGGCCAGCGACGCCGAGCCGCCGCCGGTGTAGACCACGGCGTTGGCGCCCGGGGCCAGCGCCGGCCACTGGCTGGTGTTGTCGAGCAGGTCGTAGCGGCTGAGGCCGTTGAGCGTGACCGTCTTGAGGCCGGTGTCGACGACCAGGGTGTCGCCGCTGACCACGCCGTTGACCACCACCGCCCGCCCCGAGATCGACAGGGTGACCGGGCTGGTGGCCCCGCTGACGGTGAGGACGGGCCGGGTGGCGTAGTCGCCGCTGTTGGTCACGGTGGTGGCGAAGCCGCCGGTGGGCAGGGCGCCGCTGGGGGTGACCGAGCCGGTGTCGGTGAAGGTGAGGGCGGTGATGGCGCTCGGGGTCATCTTGAGCTCCCCGCCCTGGCTCCGGCCGTAGACGTTGTACCCGGTGGCCCCGGCGACGGCCGCCCAGTTGAGGGTGACCGAGCCGGTGGTGGTGCCGGTGGTGTTGGACCCGGGGACGGCCCCGGCGGGGGTCAGCGCCCCGGTGTCGACGTAGCTGGTGCCCGTGACCGGCGAGGTGTTGATCTTGAGCTGGCTACCGGCGGTCCGGCCGTAGACGTTGTACCCGGTGGCGCCGGCCACGGGCGACCAGCCGATGGTCAGGGAGAAGACCGAGCCGCCCGAGCCGCCGAAGCTGTAGGTGGTGACCGGGCTGGCCAGGGTCTCGCCGGAGGCGTTGACGGCGGTGATCCGGTAGGCGTAGGTGCCCGAGGGCAGCGTGCCGGAGAACCCCGCCGTCACCGTGGGCGCTGCCGGGGAGGACAGCGGGGGGAAGGACACGACGACCGGCGCCGACGGGGCCGTCTCGCCGGTGCCGTTGATGGCGGAGACCCGGTAGGAGAACGTCGAGCCGGTGAGGCTGCCGCCGGTGGCCGAGGAGGACGCCGTCGGGGCAGGCATGGCGATGCCGGCGGCCAGGGCGGTGGTGGTGACGCCCAGCACGTACTTGCGGGGATCGGGGGCGATGAGGCCGAAGGAGAAGCGGGCCAGGGCGGCGCCCCCCTGGCAGCGCAGCATCTCCCACAGCGGCGGGGCGGCGACGGCGTAGACGGCGGCGGTGGTGGGGATGGGGTCGGTGACGGTCAGGGTGGCCAGGGCCGAGGGGACGATGAGCATGGCGCGCATCAGCCGCTCCCGGGCCACCTTGAGATCGGCGACGGGGGTGGTGGAGGTGACCGCGCAGTAGCCGGTGACGGTGATGGGCCGAGGGCCGAGGTAGCCGGCCACGCCGTCCTCGCCGTCGTCGGTCAGGCGGGCCAGGGTCACGGGCCGGCGGGGGGCGGCGTCCCATCCCACCAGGTCGGCAAACCACCGCTGGTTGGCCGTCGTCGTGTCCGCCGCATAGGTGTTGAACGTGATCCCGCCGAGGGCGATCTGGGCCGAGTAGTCGTTGGCCATCAGCCCGCCGCCCAGGCCAGGGCCCGCATGACCTCGGCGGTGACCTCGGCCGGGTCGGAGCCCACGATGGAGACGTTGAGGGTGACGCCGCCCCCGCCGGCACCGCCACCCAGGTCGGCCGTCGCCTGGTCCAGCAGACCGAGGTTGCGGGCCCGGTAGGCCGGGTCGGTGGCGATGACGTACTCGGGGAAGCGGGGGTTCCCCTCGCCCACGAGGGTGGGCCCGCGGGTCTTGATGCCCTGGGCCGCGTAGTCGAGCTTGCCGCCGGTCTCCATGGCCCCGGCGTAGACGGTGGCGTTGGCCGAACCGAGGGATGCGATCTGGGCCTTGAGGATGGCGATGTTGGTCGTCGCCCGCGAGGTGTCGGCGGTGATGGTGGTCTGCTTGTCCGCCGGTATCTCGTCGAGCTTGCGGATGTAGGCGAGGATCGCCTCGCGCTGGGGACCGTTGAGCTGGTCGGCCTGCCTGACCAGCTCCTCGCGGAGGATGGCGGTGGACTCCTTCTGGCTGACCGTGGCGCCCTGGGCGTCGCGGGATGCCACTGTGGCGTCGCGATGCGCCTTGGCCGTGGCCACGATGGAGTCGGTGAGGGTATCGTCGGCGGCCTTGGCCGCATCGGCGGCTGTCTTGGCCTCGTCGGAGGCGGCGCCGAACTTGGCGACGGCGGCCTCGGCGTCGGCATGGGCCTTGGTAACGGCCTCGGCCGCCCTGGTCTGGGCATCGACCGCTTTGGTCTCGCGGATGGAGGCGTCGAGGTTCTTCTCCTGGGAGGCGGCCAGCTTGTCGTTCTCGGCGGTCAGCTTCTTGGTGCTCTCGGCCAGCTCGTCGATCTTCGCCTTGGCCGCCCCGGCGCCGTCCTTCTGCTTGTCGAAGGCATGGCTGACCTTGCCGATGGACTCCGCCGCGGCGGGAGCCTGACCCGTGAGGATCTGGAACCCGGCCTTGGCGACATTGAAGGCGGCGAAGGCGGCGTGGTCGGCCTTCTCGTAGGCGGGCACCACCTTCTGGGCGACGGCGACCTGGACGTCCTCGAACTTCTGCTTGAGGTCCCGCTGGGCCTGGGCCAACTGCTTGGCACTGTCGATGTCGGACTGGTGGATGATGGGGCCGTTGCCGGCGAGGCGCTTGAACAGCTCGTCGTTGGCGGCGAGGACGGGCCGCAGGTCGAGGCCGGTCTTCTTGAACGCCTCCTGGAGGAAGGTGTTCTTCTGGATCGGGTCGGAGATCGACTGATACGCCTTGCGCATGTTGTCGAGGGTGCCGACGAGGTTGGTGGTGCCGTCCTTGTTCTTCTCGACCTCGACATGCACGCCGGCCAGGTCGCCGCCCGACTTGGTCAGGATGGGGCCGAGCTTGAAGAAGGCCCGGCCCATGGTGTCGACGTCGACGCCCAGGCCCACGGCGACGTTGCGCAGCCGGGAGGCGTCCTCGGCGGTGGTGCCCAGGGTGATCTTGAGCTTGTTGACCTCCAGTGCGACGGAGATGAACTTGGTGACCGCCTGGGTGGCGAAGCCGACCAGGGCCACGCCCAGCGCCCCGGCCACGGGCACCGCCGCGCCCAGAACGCCCTTGAGCCCGGAGGCCTCGGTGTTGAGGGCGGCGATGCCGGCCTTGCCCACCCCGCCGAGCTTGGAGAACTCCCCGGCCAGCGCCGAGGTGCCGGGGCCGATGCCGGCGATGCTGGAGCCCAGGGACTTGACCTCAGAGGACACACCGGAGCTGGCCGCCTTGAGGCGGGCGAAGCCGGCCTCGGCCTCCTTAGTCTCCGCCCCTACCGGGACGGTGGCCTTGACCCGCCCGGCCGACGCCGCCACCTTGGACTTGAGCTCGGACTCGAAGCCCGAGTCCTGGGTCTTGATGGCGATATAGGCGGTACCGAGGACGTCGGGCATCAGCCCTCCGGGGCCATGGCCATCAGCGCGGCGGCGCCGGCCTGGGCGGCGGGGGACTCGCCCCAGTCATAGCGGGCCTCCTCCAGATGGGCGTCGAGGCGGGCCCGGCCGCCGGGGCCGAGGTCCTCGGCGTAGAGCACGTAGCTCACCGCGACCCAGGTGGCGAGGTCGACGGTGGCGGGGTCCCATCCGGCGAGGCGGAGTCGGCCGCGGACGAACGCGTCATTGCGGGCTGCCCATTGGCCGAGGGCGACGGCAGCCCGGGGATGAAACCCGCGTACGCCTCCACCACCCACTCGTAGACGGCGATGATGAGGGTGTTGTCGACGATGCGGGCCTTGTCGTGGATGGCGGCGTTGAAGGCCGCCACGTCGGCGTCCACCAGGCAACCCCGGATGAAGGCCACCAGGTCGTCGAGGTTGGCCATGTTGGGCAGGTCCTCGATGACCCCGGCGGGCCGGGACGGCAGGCAGCGCAGGGTGACGGCGCCCAGGTCGAAGGTCGGCCCCTCCACGCCGCTGACGTCGGGCACCTCGAAGCTGCGGTGGGGATGGGTCATAGGGCTCCTCGGGACGGCGGTGGGGGGGGGATCAGACGGCCAGGTGCAGGGCGTCGCCCAGGAAGCGCCGGCCCTTGGTGCCGGGGTGATTGACCCGGGTGGCGAAGACCCGCTCGCTGCCGACGTTGAAGGCGAGCACGCGGGCGTTGCGGGCCTCGATGACATGGGCCTTGGTTCCCTCATGCACGTAGATGGCGTAGGGGTTGTCACTGCCGACCCGCACCTCGATGCCGGAGCCGATGTCGCGCACAGCGGTGGTGTGGATCGACTCGGCGAGATGCCCGCTTCGGCGGGGGCAGAAGGCCCGGGACGCGGCCTCGACGAGATGGGCCCGGGCCAGGACGTGGCGGCCGACGATGCCGCCCGGGGCGCGCAGCACCACCCGTAGGCCCTCGGCGTCGATGACGAAGTCAGCCACCGCAACACTTCGGCCGGGCGGGCGTCTGGGGCTCGGCGAAGGACCCGTCGGCC